TGCCGAACACGAATAAAGTAAAATGCTAATAATTACTATAAATAGTTTTCCCATTTTTTTTAGTTGCTTTTAAAACTTGTTTACGATTTTTAGAACTATAACTAACGTGAACCCAAGACGGATTTTCATCGTTTCCAAATTCCCAAATAAGTTGGTCGAACTCTAATTTGTCTTTTATAAAATTAAAACCCTTTGCGCCTATTTGTAAGTCCATTGCTTCGCCTTTTGTATGTTGTGAAGTCTTTGAACCGCCTATCATTTTATTAACCTGTAAACTACGAAAACCCGAACTAATTTGTATCGGTGTGTTTAAGTGAATTCTTAAAGGTTCAAACACGTTTTCACACAAAAGTTTTGCAGACGCAATTTGCGACTCGTTCATTTCGTTATTAAGATTTCGTAACGTTGCTAACCCTGAAGCTTGAAACTCTTTTAAAGTAACGTGTGCGCTTAAATTCATTTTAACTTGTTTAAATCGTCTTTAACTTCTTTCGCTCGTGCAAATAATAACTTTGCCGACTGCCATAAATCTATACCCTTAACAACTTTGTAATTTTCGTTTATAGACATTATTTCAATACTTGCCAGAACCAACGCTAAAACTTTTGTAAGCATCAAAGGAACAGAAAAAAACGTTAAAATTATTTGATTAAGAATAAAATAATCTATTAAATAAAAAAGTATAACGGTCAACTCATATAAAAGTAATTTAGAAATAATTGCCGAAAGTTTACGCGATGTTATTTCTTGTTTTTGGTGTTTTGCTTTCCAAATTCCTGTTGCCGTGTCCGACAATATCAACACAAATAAAAGTCCAAGTATTCCGCTAATAGGTAAAAAAAACGAAAAGCAAATAGTTATTAGTTTCAATGCTGAATTTTTAATTGTGTAAAGTAATAAATATAATTGTAGTTTCATAATTCTTCAAATGCTTCAGTTAAACTAAAAGTTAAATATAAAAATAAAGTAACCCCTGCTAAATTAATGTAAGGTTCTGTACCTTGAAACATTAAAGAAAACGAAGTTAAAAAACCTGCTATAAAATATAAACTTGCTAAATAGTTACTTTTCATTATAACCCCCCGTCTGTTATAGTCCATAATTTAGTCCCTGTTAAAATTAACCTACCTGCTGTTGCAGCTGATGTATATTTAGCAGTGCCAAAAGATATGTCTAAACTTGACTGTACTGCTTGTGTACTCCACCCATTATAGATTGCGTTAAGATTAGTAGTAGAGAATGTTGCAGGTGTTTTGCCTAACATAAAATCTGAAAAGTTTTGTACATTTTCTACGTTCCAAGTTCCTATATTTTGATTAAATGCAGGTGCATCTCTAAACATTTCACTCATATCTGTAACTGCTCCTGTATTCCAAGAACTTATATTTTGATTAAATGCTGTAGCATCTCTAAACATTCTTCTCATATTTTCAACTGCTGAAGTATCAAAACTCAATGCTTGATTAAACGCAGTGCAATTAGCAAACATACCAGCCATATATGTAACTGCTGAAGTGTCAAAACTTAACGCTTGATTAAATGAAGTGCAATTTACAAACATTTGCCCCATATCCGTAACTGCTGATGTATCAAATGACAAAGATTGATTAAATGAAGAGCAATTACCAAACATACTACTCATAGTTGTAACAGCTGAAGTGTCAAATGATAATGCTTGATTAAATGCTGTGCAACCACTAAACATATCACCCATACTTGTAACAGCTGAAGTGTCCCAAGAATTTATATTATTAATTGTAGTTAAAGAAGTACAATCAAAAAACAATCCATCAAAATTAGTTACCCCTGTTAAATTTAAAGTGCCTTGAACTGAAGATAAATTTAAGTTAGGGCAATAGGCAAAGTTATAACCTGCGTTATCAGGACCTAATTGAAGCTGTCCCCAATTTACTACTGAAGTAATATTTGGTGAGCCACCTGCATTACCAAAATACCAACCTGTGCAAGTACCCCTAATTATAACTGTATAAGTTCCTGCTGTTGCGTAAGTGTGTGTTGTTATAGTGCCATCATTGACATCTGTATTACCATCCCCCCAATCAATAGTCCCTGTATAAACTCCATTACCATAAGGTAAAGCAATAGTTTCACTCGGAGCTGTAGTAGTCCATTCAGTAGTGAATGCGCCTACTATATTTGTTAACCCTTCATAACTTACTAATTCCGAAGAACCCCAACCAATATAGTTATTTGCGCCTTGTCCCCAACCTATTGCATTGTTTGAAGCTCCGTCACCCCAACCGTTTTTATTTGCCATTTTCTAATTTCTTTAAGTAAGTTTTTAACTTAACTATGTTTACTTCTTTTGGTTTGTAAGTTTTCATATATACCAAGATGTATAATTATTATTAGTATCTGGAAACATATCGCTATTTGAATTCGTGTTGTATTCAGGAAACAAATTATTATTATTACTTATGTAGTCAATAAATCTTTGTGTGTAGTGTTGTGCTATTTGTGTTTCTTTTTCAATTAAGAAATCTATTTCGTTTTTTTCTACGCTTGTTGAATTTTCTGAATTGTGTTTGTAAACTCCTTTGTTTGAAATCGTGTAAGCTGCAAACGGCAAATAATACTTCATCGCTAAATGAATAAGCATCGGCTTTAAATAAGTCGTTGTAAGCGTTAAATAATTACCTGTTAACGTACTTGCTAATATGTCCGCTTTTATCTTGTCTAAGAGCTTCGTACCAGTGAAATTTTGCAAGTCTGTGTCCTGTGCGATTTTAATATATTGTATAAAATTGTCCGTGTCAACGTTTCCGTTTAACGAAGTAAATTTAACTATGTCTTGTCGTGTAACTAAAAGTGCTTCTGCCATTATTCCTTAATATTTTTAGGTAAAAAACCTTTGTTAGGCATATCAATTGGACGTGTACTTACTAACTTTGGGTTGTTAATTACATATCCGTATTTTTCTGCCTTTTGTCCTGCAATTTGTCGCGCTCGTGGGCTGTTTATATCAATGTTAGTTCCTTCAAAACTTGCGTAAACTTGTTTGTTCCAACGGTGGTGGCAATTTCCACCGCCTTTATACAGCCATATTGAATACGTGTCAACTCCTTTAGGACCCCAACCTGCGTTAACAACTTGTGTTTCCATTCTTAAAATGTCTTCTTTTCTGTAAATCTTGTTTGCTAAAATCATTTGTGTACAAAATGCGCGTCTATTTTTAGTTACTTCGCCTACATACTTATAACGTGTAAAAAATTTAACTCCGTCTATTAATTCGTCTTGTTGACTTTTGCTATTTGGAAAAGCTGAACCTGTTGAAACCAAGTTTACAATTTTGCTTAATAAACTTTGTTTAGGTTCTTTACTTAACAACTCGTTTTCTTCGTCGTCTGTGTCGTAGTCAACTTGTTTTTCATCTATTAATAACCAATTGTCTTGTGGTTCTTCGCCTAAATCAATTAAAGGGTTTGTGTGTGCGCTTAATTCTGTTCCTGTTTCTTCAGCAACTTGTTCTGCATTTTGCGTGTTTTCCAAGTCCGTAAATTCTAAAGGTTGTAAAGTCTTGAAGAATAACTTTAAAGCAACTCCGTTGTAAGCTAAAATGCTATCAAAAGAATCTAATAATTCTTCTTGGAATGGTCTAATTACCATATTGTCAAAAAGAATACTTGAATTTTTTAATTCTTCAGCGTTACTTGAAAATCCGTTTGTTGAAGCAACCCCAAACAATAAAGGTGAAGTTATATTGTGTCCTAACATTATTTTGCGTAAACATTCTTCGCTCAAATAAGTGTAGTGTTCTGGAGCATCGTTTAACGGAATGTCTTCAACTGTTGTTTTTGATTCTGCGTTGTTGTTAAACGCTACTATAACTTTTTGTCCGCGACTTCCTGTTAGTTTGTCAAGTACCTTGTTTGAAATTATTTGTTGTTGTTCATCTGTTGGAACTCCGTTATTAAAATTGACAACTTTAGTTCCACTAAATCCGTTTTGAACTTCGTTAATTAAATAGTCTGCAACTTCTTCTTCTAAAAGTGTATAAGGAACAGCACCTTGATAGTCTGGATATGCGTAATATTTCATTCCAACTGAATATGGTTTAGAAAATAATATTTCAATCTTTTCTTTGCTATACCCAAAAGCGTTAAATCTAATCGGTGCAAACTTTTTAGTATCGTCCCAATTGTCGCTGTAGTAATAACCTGTTATTTGTCCGTCTTTGTCGCATTTTTCAGCTCGTAATAAATTAACAGGAATATGATATGCTTTTAATATTTTGTCGTGCTTGTCGTTGTAGTGTACTTGTATAGCAAATTGTCCAAACATTTTCCTATCCAAAACCATTTTACGTACGTCTTCTTTGTGAAATAAAGACATCATTTGAGCGTACTCATTCGGCTTTTTATTAGCGTCTAAAGCACTTAAACCTTTTCCGTAAATTAATCGCGCTACGTTGTTTATAATAGCGTTATTCGTTGTTGAATTGCTGTATCTCTCAATTAAGAATTGAAAGTATTGGTCTCCGTCTTCAGTTAAAAAGTCCACCCAATTTTCTCGGTTTGTTTCCGATACTACAGGCGACGTATAAGCCGACAAATTTAAAACGTGTAAATTATTCATATACTATAAAATCGTTTGTTGTGGAATTACTTACATACTGGTTATTGTTAACCGAAAATGTAACTAATGATTGTGCCGTGCAAAATACTCGGTCTTTGTAAATAATGGTTGTGCCTACTCTTAAAACTAAATTGTAAAAATGTCCTTCTACTAAACCAAAAGTTGCTGTAATCGTGTTTATATAGTCCCCAACAGTGCTTGAAGTAATCGCTACCGCTGTTGTTACGTTTGTTTGTTCGTCTGTTAGTTCCATAACATTAAACGTATTGTCTCGTGGAATAAAACTAAATGTCTGCGGACTTCCTGAAGGTGTTAATACTATCATATAGTTATAATTAAATATTCGTGTTTTTGTTCTTTTTTTAAGACAAAAAAAAAGCCGAACTTACGAACGGCTTTAAAAATATTTTTTTTAAATTTAGTTAGGGTCAACTGTTGCTCCTGTGAAACAACTACTAACTAATAAAGCATCTGTGTAAGGTGAAGTAACCGACAAGTGATTTGCAGGAATTGCTTCTTGTCCTACAAGTGTAATTGTGTAACCGTTCAAGTCACCCATTGCAGTACCATTTGAAATTGTTCCTGTTGTTACGTCCATTCCGTGATTAAGTCCTGCTAAAAAGAAATTGTTAGCGTTTGTCTTAATAACTACGTGTGGACGACCCCAAGCAAGTAATTTCATTTGCTTTGTAGTTGTTGCGTCTAAACCTTTAATAGTAAAAGTTAAAGTTTGCTCTACAAATGTTGTTCCGTTTTCACGTGAACTTGTAACTGTTTGCTCAAAAGAATTTGCGCCTTTTAAATCGTATTTAAAAAGTGTAAACGCTCCCGCTACTGAATCAATTTCGTCTTCTAAATCTGTTGCTACGTTATAAGTAATTGCACCCATTAAACCGTAGTTAATAAAGTAAATTGACTTTATACCGCCTACAAACTCTTTACAAACTTCTTCGCGACCGTGTGTTAATAAACAAGCCATTTTGTTTTGTTTTTAATTGTGAATAAAATAAAGCGCAGTTGCCTACGCTTTTTATTTAATGTTATACTCCGTAAAGAACTACGTCTGAACCGATACCGTATTGAATACCCGCGTTGTAACGTAAAATAACTCTAACATTGTTACTTCCGTCAATATCCGCCATATCAATAGTTTTCACAAGTGAATTGTCGTTTAAAAGTCCGCAACCAAAATAAAGGTTGTCTACAGTTGTTGCAATCATATTGTTTGCACCAAGTCCGTTAGCCATAAAAATTGGAATACCGTCGTAAGATAAACTTCCGTTTGTGTACCATTGTGTTCCCTGTGTGTTTGTTCCGTTTGCTCCTAAACCTGAAGCACCAAAACCACCTAAAGCACGAACGTACAATTTAGCTATCTTTTGAGATACATATAAACGTAATCCTTCTTGTCCGTAAAGTGCTGCTGGAATTAAGTCTACTGTTCTACCAATTTCGCCAATTACAGTTGTTGCATCTAAAGTTGTTGTTAATGGTGCAGAAACGTCAATAACGTCTGCGTCTGCTAACATCAAAGTTTTAAATCCGTCAAACTCTCCTGCTGTTGCGTTAGTTCCTGCCCAAATTGTAGTTTCAATTTTAGCTGCAACTTTAGCTGCTACGTGTGCAATTAAGAAATCTGCAAAAGTTTTAGGCAACGTTTTGAACGCTGAATAACCCATACTTGCTGACTGCCAAGATTGCGCTAGGTCTAATTTACAAAGTTGTAAATTTACTTGAAATTCTTCTGTTGTTAATACTCTTTCAGTTAGTGTTACCGTTCCTGAAGCTGTGAAATCACAAGTTGCGTTTGCTACGATGTTTCCTGTAGCTACTTTTTGCATAACTTGTTTGTAAGCAACGTTTGGAAGTATAGATACTCCGCCTTGCTCTAATGTTGGTGCAGACAATAAAGCTGCTGCTAAATACTTACCTGCAAACTCACCTGCGTAAGTTGTGGTAATTGCTGGGTTTGAACCAAATGGCATTTTGTTAAGTTTTTAAATTGTTAATACTAATTGTTTATTTTTTCTATAATTGAATCCATTATTGAACGTGGTCTTTTACTTGCGTATTGAAAATGTTCAACTTCATTCGTGTTTTCAGGGTTAAACGCAATAGGTTTTACTTCGGTAAGTTCGGTTGCTTCTGTTGCAACTTCGTCAACTTTCGATAGTAATTCGATTTGTGCTTTTAACTCTATATTTTCGTTTGTTAATTTTTCTATTTCTGCAAAGAACGTTTCTTTAACTACGCTTTCAATTGTCTTTTTTGCGCTTGGTGTTGCTTGTGCTTCAACTTCTTCTTCTACTGCCGGTGCTTCTTCAACAACTTCTTCTTCAGTTGCAACTTCTTTTATTTCTAAAATAATTCCTTCAACTTCTACTACTAAAATACGTCCGTCTTCTAATTCATATTCTCCAATTGGAACTGGTATTTTTTGTTCGTCTTCAGTTACAATAAAAACTTCTTTGTCCATTTCAAAAGCGTCAGCTTCAAAAATTGTTATTCCGTCCATTAATTTCATTGTTTCCAATTTAACTTCCATTCCTAAAAGTGTTTTAATTTGATTAATTACGCTTGTTTTCATATTTGGTGTTTTGTTTATTTTAAATATTTTGTTGTTATATTTTGCACATCCTTTTTTACTGAAATTATCATTGCTTCCGCTTTCTCAATTTCATTTGGTTTTTGAGTAATTCCTAAATCTTTGGCTTGTGCATTAAATTTATTTAAATTTTTTTCTAAATTATCAACTATAAATTTTACTTTATCAATTTCTTGACTCATTTTAATTTTCGTGCTTTCAATCATTGCACGTTCCTTTACTACTGAATTTATACCATCCAATAAATTATTTTCTGATTTTTTAATGTCATCTAATAAAGATAACTCAACTTCGTGTTTTGCTAACTCCGTCTTGTCTTGTAACTTGTTGTAAATAGTTTGTAGTGTGTTCATATATGTATAATTTAATTGTTTATTTTTTGTTGTATTTTCAAATTAGATTGCGCCTATTCCTTGTGCTTGTAAACTACCGTCACAACACTTTATTGAGTACGTTTTTCCGTCTTTACATAGGCAACCACGTTGACCGCCTTTTGGACTTGTTTTGGCTTGTGCTACTTTTTTTGTTATTTTCTTACTCATCGTCCTTGTCGTGTATAAGTTTTAACGTAATTTTTACTTGACTTCAATTTACTATTTCGTGTTTTTGCGTGTACTCCTGCACGTTTAACTTTTGGTTTTTTAAGATGGATTTTAACGTTAGTTTGCTTTGCCACTTGCTAAATTATTTTATGCCTTTTGAATTTTCTAAAACGTATTGATTTACTTTAAATGAATTAAAAGCCATTTGTGACGCATCATCTAAATCTTTTGGTGAAACTATGCCTAAATCGTTTATTTGTTTTTCTATTTTAATTATTTCAATTTGCAACTTATCATATTCAGAAGCGTATTTTCTTGCTTCCGTACTAACTTTTAAAAGTGCATTGGATAAAACCGCTTTGTTATTTAATATTTTATTTGATAAGTCAGTTGCTTTTTTATTTAAGTCTTGAATAACTCCTAACTCTACTTTTTGACTTGCTAACTTTGCTTCTACTTTTGCAGTAATATCTGCAATAATTAATTCTTTAGTTGTTTTCATTTTCCGTTATTATTTGTTTTATTTTATCTATTAAAATTTCATCTTCGTTAATTAAACTCATTTCGTATTTGTCAGCAAAATAACCTTCAATAGAAAATCCTTTTACTTCACCTAATTTAACTTTGTTCCAAATTTCATCGTTGTTTACTTTCATAGAAATAACCCAAGTACCTTTAGGAAAGTTAAAACCGTAGTTCATTGACTTGTCGTTTTTTCCTTCTGTAATCCAACTTTCAACAACGGACATTCCGTCTAACTTTTGTTTATGTTCTAAAGTTGCGTTGTTCTGGTTGCTATTCATAAAAAATAACTCACTTGCTTTGCGTACCGTTGCTTCACTAAAGTAAATGTAGTATTCTTCGTTCTTGTCGTTCTTCCTATATATTTGTTTGTTTGGAATTAAAGCTGCACCCATTAATATACGCTTTTCAGCATCTACTTCTTTAAGTTCTATTTCGTGTTTTTTTAGTGCTAAAAAGTCGCTTTCAATGGCGGGACTTTCAACAACACTTACTGCCGAAATTCCGCTTTCATCGTCTTTTTCGTCAATTATTAATTCAACTATTCGCATATCTATTTAATTAAATTATTGTTTGTTTGTTGTATTTTCTAACCGCCTAAAGTTGCGTTTTCTAACCTGTTTCTGTCTAACGCCTGTTGTGATGTTACTTGACCTGAAACAACGTAAGCTTGTATTGGTTGTTGATTTAAACTTGCTAACTGATTAACTCCACTTTGTCCAACTACGTTAAATTGTGGAGCGGACATATTAGGAGCGCCACCACCACCACCGCCTACACTTCCTGAAGGCGCACTACCACCGCCCAACGTACTTAACGCCTTTGCAGTTGCCGCTATGTTAGCCGCTATTCCTATTCCTGTACTTATGTTGTTCATTGCAATAACAGGTGCAGCAGTTCCTGGTACTAAAATGTTTGCAGGAGAAGCTAAAGCACCTGCGTTTGCAATTTTATTTGATATAATCATTTTTGCAATACCTATTGCGCTTTCTGCTATAACCGCAGCTTTTTGTACTCCTTTTGATTTTTCAAATAAACCTTTAATAAGTCCTATTCCTTGTAGAGCTACATCTAAACCTTGTTGTTGAATAGCCATTTTTTGTTCTAAAACTGCTTTGTCTATTCCTTTTTGTTTTTCGCCTGTTTCAGTTTCAAGTGCTATTTTATCCTTTGCATATTTTTTATCTAATGCAGCTAAAACTTCTTTATTGTCTTTATATAATAATTGGTCAGCTTTGTATTGTGAAGTTAATTTTGAAATTTTTAATTGACCTTCAGACAAAGTAAGTTCTTCTAAAAACGCTTTGTCTTTTATTGCTTTTTCGTCTTTTGCTACTTTGTCTAACTCGTTGTATTTTTTTGTTATTGCTTGACTATCTTTTCCTTGTTGTTCTTGTAAATTTTTTGTGCTTTTTCCTGCCTTGTCAGCAAGTTCATAAAGTTTTTCGTATTTATTTGCAAGTTCTTGTTCTTCTTTTTCTTTTTCGTTAGTAATTTTTGCTTGTCGTTCTGTTTCTATTGCGTCATAAAAAGCTGTTAAATTATCGTTATGTAATTTTAATGCTTCCGCTTCTTTTGCTCTTGCTTCTTTTTCTAATTCTCTTGCTTTTTCTATTGCCGCTTTTTGTTTATCCTTTTGTTTTTGAATTGCTTCCGCAGCATCATCCGCAGCTTTTTTTTCTTTTTCTGTTTGGTCGGTAAATTTTTTGCCACCTTCGGTTAATTTTTCAACTTGTCCAGCGGCTTTATTTGCAGCAACACCGTAACCCGCCAAAGCATTTGCATTATCAATTTCAGCTTGTTCAATTTTTTTTAATTTATGCAGGGTAATGTCTGCGTGCATATGTCCTTTTAAATCCGCTTTTTGTTGAGCTAATGTTCTTTTTTCAGTATTATAAAATTGACCTTGATGCCAACCTGTAATTTCTTTTTCAAGCTCAAGTCTTTTCGCTGCAAGTTCATCTTGTTTTTCAAAATTAGCAATTACCGCTTTTTCATTTTTTTGCAAATCATATTTTGCACGTTGTAATTTTAAATAGTTTTCTAATTCAAAATTTAAATCCGATTGGAATTGTTTTTCGCTTTTTAAATTTGAAAATGTAGTTCCGTAAGTTGTGTTAACTTGCTTTATTAATTTTTCCCGTTCTTTACTTCCTGCGTTTGTATCTTTTAATCTTTGAATTAATAAAACAAAACTTGAACTTTCAGTTGCGATTGCAGTTGATTGTTCTTTTGCTGCGGCACTTGCTGCCTTTTCAGCATCGCTTAATTCATTTGTTTTATTTTTAGCCCCTGTTAAGCTTGAAATTAAACCACCAACAACTGCAACAAAAGCTCCAACGCCTGTTGCAACTAAAGCTGCTCGTAAAAGTTTTAAAGATGCACTTGCTCCTGTTGTCGCTACTGTAGTTGCTACTGTTGCAGTACCTTGTGCTACTGTTGCTTCTGCGTCTATTACTTTTGCTACTGTTGCTTCTGATGTTGCTTTTGCACCGCCTGTTTGTACAAAATTATAAATGCCTTGAAAAATTGAAGTTGATTTTATTACTGCTCCAAGTTGTTTAAAACTATCTATGCTTTCGCCAATTGCTTGTAAACCTGAAGCGATAGCCATTGCGCTTTGAACTTTTAAAATAGCTTTTTCTACGTCTTCGTTTTGTTTTCCAAACGCTCCCATTGCGCCTGTAAGAACTGAAAAACCACCTGCAACACCTGTAAGCGCTCCTGTAACGGCTTTAAACTTTGCGTCTGGGTTAAACGCATCTGTTAGTGCTTTTGCATCTCCTATTTTGTCTTTTAGAATAGCCGCTGCCCTTGCCGCTTCAACTGCTTGTGCTGAAGTTGCGCCAAACTTTTCAGACAACGTTTGTACTTCAACTTGTGCTTGTTTAAGTTGTTGTTTTAAGTTTCCTAAATTACTGCTAACTTCTAATTCAATTACTTTTTTTTCAGCCATTATCTTTTAGTTTTTTTTCTATTAACCTTTTGCGTTGTGCTTGTTTCCATTGTTCTTTTATAGAAGTAGTAAATTTGTATTTACCTTTTGCTATGTCTATGTTTTCACTTTCACCGTAAAAATCACTTAATAAAAGCATTTCTATTATTTTGTTTATCATACTTGGTTTATTATTATATAGTTTGTGTCCGTGTTTCCGTTGGTATAGTCTGTGTCTAAAGTTATTGTTATTACTCGTGCAGCGTGTGTTGGAACTGTTACGTCTAAATAACCTTCTGCTGTAAAAAGTACACTTGATAACGTAACATCACCTGCGCTTTTTTGTACCCTTACTTGTGTTGCTCCATTTGTAAATAAGATTGCAAAACGTAAAGTGTTTCCTGTTCCTGTTGGTGTGTCAACTAACTTGATTGGCTTTACTTGTGCAAAGTCACTAATCAAAGTAAAACTTACGTCACCTGTAGTTAAGTCGCTTTGCATTTCATTTATCATATAACGTTTGTCTCTAATTATTAACCTATCATTTAACTGAAGTTGTGTTAGTAAAGAAACAGGAAGTATTGTTTTAACTTTTACAAGTCGGTTTTTTGGGTTGTATAAATTAACTAAATAACTTCTGTAATATAAAGCGTATATCGTGTTTGGGTTGTTTTCTAAATAAAAACTTGATATTTCTTCACCGAAGTTTAATGTTAAAGGAATTAAACCTGTTTCAAATAGTATGTTGCTATCTTGACCAAATGGAACGTAGTTAGTTATATTTGCTTGTCCGTTCCAATGTATTGAACCGCTCGTTATTAATTCTTTTTCATTCATATACAACAAAACGGGTTTAGGAATATAAGGCGCAAGTTCTTTGTTTAGGCAATAACCTACTTGTAATTGATTACCGAAATTATTGTGTAGTAAATTCTCAAATGGACTTTCGATTTTGTATTCGCCACCGTCGTAGTTCCAACCTATTTTCGTGTTTCCGTAGCCGTGAGCATCTGCGTTTAATGGACTTTCTAAAAAGTATTTGTTTAACATACATTCGCTATCTTGGTATTTAAACTCAATAGACTTATAAAGCTTCATTCGTTCAATTTCAATACTTGTGATGTCGGTAAATTCTGTTATATCAACTACCGCGCCTTTAGAATACCAATAAGGTATCGGGTCAAAAGTAAATACGTTCTTCGTGTTTGAGTAAACCGTTAAATTAAACTCTTTGCATATTCCTGTTATAAAGTCAGTAACTTTTATATCCGGTGCTAAACCTGCTAAATCAGTAAATGAAGTTGTTGTTGCCGTTGATACTGCTGTTCCTGTAGTTACATTAACCGTTGTAGGTGAAGTAAGTTCTGTTCTTTTATATGTAAAATTTATTCCAATTGTTATTGCAGTATAACTTCGTATTTTAAAAGTTATAATTTCGTTTTCAAATACGTTTTCGCTAAATTGAAACGGTGAAGCTGTTGTTGTTCCTGAACGTGTGTTTGTATAAACTCCATTTCTGTACATATCAATAAAGTAATCACTTGGACTTGCGCTTAAAGAAACAACGGTGTAATATAAAATATGATTAACCGTGTTTGTGGTGTCTAATTCTATGCGTGTAAAACTATTTGTTGTTGTGTTAAACGCACTTGCTAAAGCACCACTTGAAGAAGTAAAATCTAATTCTACAGGGTTGTTTGTGTAGTGATAACTTTCCTTGTTTTTGTAAAGTAAAAATGCTTTTTTAAATAAGTCACTTTGTAAAAATAAACCGTTAAATGTTATTGCGTATTTACTTTCAATTAAATCAAATATACTTGCAACACGAACCGCAGGAAATAATTCTGTGTAAAATACTCTACCATCATTGTGGTTTAAATTATTGCTATTGTTTGTAGGGTATTCATACCAATTAGGTAAATTTGCAGTCGGCAAAGGAAAACTTGAACCAAACTGCCAAACTCTATTTGAACTTATTAACGGATAACGAACGTCGTAATCGGTTACTGAACTGTCTATTGTTACTCTATTGTAAACTTCCGTGTTTGTATAGTTGTGGTCTAATGTTGAGTAATTTAATTGACTTAATTTGTCTTCATTAAAGAAGTCTTTTAAACTTACTCCTGCTCCATAAAATGTTACTGAATAACTATCGGGTTGTCCGTTTTTTAAATTTGTCTTTTCGAGCTGAATTTTACCACGTCTAAATAAAATTGTGTCAACTTCTATATATGCGTTGTATCGGTTTTGATAGTCAATAGTTGCGTCAACATCGTTTTGGTAAAAGTGTTGGAATATTGCGTTGTTTGTTGGTGAACACGGAATAGTAAAACCTTGTGAATAGTCTGTGAATATTTTACTTATGTCCGAAATATTTTGAATAGTAGAACTTACGGTTATTTTTTCATCGTTAAATAATTCTAAACGTGTAAATTCTAACTCGGTTTGTGCTAAAGCCGTTTCTATAAATATTGCTACTTGCCTTTTCATTAAATTACTGAATTAATAACATCGTATGCAAACTCAAAGTCTAAACTATAATTTATTTGTTTCGTGTTTATACTCTTAAACAACTCCGTGCTTTTACTATTAATCTTTGCAGGTTTATTGTCTATTAAAATTCGTTCGCTTAACATTATTTGTTTTAAAACTTCGCTCCAAGTTTCATAAACCCAACCTGTATTTACTTTAATACTTTTTTTACCGTTAGCGTTAAATACTTTTCTTTGTCCTTCTAAAGTGTTGTAGTTAAAACTATCTGTTTGTAATAAATTGTATTCCGTGTTTTCAACGCTTAACGTGTCGTTACTTGCCTTAAAAAAAAATTCACGTTGCCAAGCTCCATACTTGTTTACAAAGTCAATTATAACAGGTGTATATTTACATTCTTCTAAAGGATAAAAATAATAAGTTGCTTGAACTGCTGAAGCTCCGTTTAAAATTTCTACTTTGTTTCCTTCGTTTACGTTTGCGGTTCGAACTCGTGGTATGTCAAATGTTGAACTTGCTACTGCTAAAGTTGTTACTACTGCGGTGCTTAAATTTGTGTAACGTGCTGTAAAACTTGCGCCTGTTGTTACTCGTATTTTTCCTGCGTCTGTAGTCGGGTTGTAATAATAATTTCCTGCGTCAAGTCCGTAGTTTCCTAAATCAAAATTGTAACCGCTTTCGTAATATGTACTTCCGTCAAATGCTATGTAAGTAATTGTGTCTAATGGTGTATAAGTTGAAACTACTAACTTATAGCGTTTAACTCTTACGTTTACACGTTCTGTTGTCGGGTTTGTTACCGCAGCATTTCCACCTGCTGAACAACTTGCAAAACGTATGTATTCTCTTATGTATGGACTTATGTCGTAAAGTGTTTCTAAATTGTTTGACGCTGGTATTAATTTACTTAACGTGTATTGCGGACTTACTGAAAAAGTTGTTGCGCTTAAAAACAACTCTACTTTAGAACCGTTTTGTCCACTTTCTGCAATCCTAATTAAATACGGAGACCGTGCAAATATATTAGCCATTATTTCTTTTCGTTTTTAAATTGTGTGTCTTTAAATAAATTCATTGCATCAAGTCCAAACTTTTCGATTAACTCATTTGGCAATCTTTTAAATGCAGCTTCAAATGGTTTGGTAAAAAATAAACTTGGTTTAATTCCTTGATGATAAACGCTCTCTCTAACTGCATACGGATTAAGTCCTTTACTTGCGCTCCATTGCATAAAATGTTTAACGCTTGGCTTCTTACCTATCTTAAATTTAAACT